AACTCCTCATCAAGCTTGAAGTTGATATAGAAGTCCATCATCTGTAGGTAGCGATTAACCTGCTGATTTATGAACGGAAGATACTTTTTAATGATCTTCGTTTTTACGCCATCGTCCCGAAGAAGGGAATAGGCAAAATCGTGATAAACGATTTCTTGTTTTTTGTCTGATAGGTCTTCAATTGTCTTTTGCAGATTTTCTCTAAACTCTTCTAACTTTTCATGCTCAGTATTTCTGTTCTGTAAGTTGTTGGTAATAGTTTGAATTTCATTTTCAAGACCTCTGATTTGTCTCTGGTTGAGATTGATTCGAGTATTGTTTTGAGAAATATCATGCGTTAGTTTTGTAATCTCCTTGGAAAGGGTAATAAATTGACGCTCTCTTTCTTGTTCGAACTTTATTGTTTTTTCAAGTTCTTCATAACCATCTCTAAGTTCCTTTGCTTTATTTTGAGCGTCTTCAATTCTATTTAACCGAAACTCTTCTTCAATATCCTGAGTGCAAGTTGGGCATACCGTATTTTCTGCAAAAAACTTATGTTCTTTGGTAATTGTGCCTACCTTTTGAGACAATTTTCCCTTTAAATTGTTTAGTTTTACTAACTTATCATCTGCTCCAATAACACTCTCTTGCTCCTTCGTATACTGAAAAATGTCTTCCTCTGTATGAGCATTCTCTTCAATATAAATGCCGACTTCTTTATCTAGATTGGCAATCTTTTCTTTGTTGGTATTGATATTGGCATTACCACGATTCTCAAGTTCCTCAATAAAGTTCTTTTGCATCTTCATCTTATCCTTTAGAGTTTCTTTCTTCAGATCTAAAGACTTAACTTGATTCTTTTTCTCTCTTACATACTCCTTGAGAATATTATTCATTGCAGAGAAGATCCTAATATCTAAGAGATCTTCAATCACCTCACGTCTATTAGAAGCAGTAAGTTGCATAAAAGGAACAAATGTACTGCTACCCAAGATCACAATCTGCGTGAATGACTTATAGTTTAGTTTAAGAATACTTTCTTCTAATATACGTTGCATCGCCCTATCATCTGCTTCACGATGCAGTTGAGTACCATTTGCGACAATATCAAACACATTTGGTTTAATACCACGACGAACAAGATATTGTCTTGTATTGACTATAAACTCAATTTCGACCACACACTCACGTTCATTCGTAGCATTTGCTAGTTGTGGTTTATTGATCTTACGATATGGTTTATTGAATAGAACGAACGTCAGGGCATCTAGCATCGTAGACTTACCAGCACCATTGGTCCCAACAACAAGATTGGTTCTATGTTGGTTTAATTCTACTTCAGTAAACTGATTACCAGTAGAAAGAAAATTACGCCAACGGATTTTCTGGAACGTTATCATCTAATCTAGGGGGAATAACAATGTCACTGGGTTTGACCACAGTATATCTGTAATTATACAACTTACAGGTCCGAATTGCAAGTGGTCCGTCAACTTCTATGACTTCCATCATAGCATCTTCCTGATCGTGAAGTTGCATAGCATAGCGTTCTGCATCATCTTCTTCTTCAAAGAGAAAGAGGACTTTGTTACCCTTACGATCTTGAACCGCATAAGCACCGTCATCTTTTTGATCTTTGACTGTAAGAAGAAACATCACTCTACCTCACACGCTTGAGAATATATTTTCTGCAGAATTCCTTTGACGATATTTTTATCACATTCCATTTCTGCTTCATCAATATATCTATTCAAAATACAAATTGTATTTTCTGTCTCCTCCACCTCAAAATCATCATCACCTTGAATTACAAAGTTCTCAACTATCTTAAGGTCTTGGACACCGACCGAATAAAGTTTATCAATAAACTTCTCAAAATCTTTGGGATTACTTTTTTTCTTGACAATAACTTTTACAATTTTTTCTTCATAGTCTCTAAAATCAAACAACTTATGATTAGTATCTTCATAATACAAATTACGGAAGATTGTAAATGGATTATTGATATGACTATGTTCTAGCGTTTCAGTATCGAAAATTGTGAATCCACGAGGATCATTCACATCATTCCAATACATCTCATACGGATTACCTAAGTAGTAAATTTTCCCGTTGTCACTTCGCGTGTGGTAGTGTCCTGAAAATACTTTATCAAACTTCTCAAATAAATCACACGCCATACCATCTTCCATGACGTGTCCACGATGTGCTCTAAATCCATTAAGTTCAAGGTGCCCCATCGCACATATGCTATTCGAACTCTTGACAGCATTGGCACTACTTTCAAAATTTTCGTTGTTGATCCAAGGAATAAAAAGTACTTTGAGTTTATCCAACTTTACTTCCTCAACTTCTGGATAAACAACAACATTAGAATATTGCTTAAGAAGAAGTCCCACCGTATTTACTTGATTTGTATTCTTGTAATATGCGGTATGGTTGCCAACGATAGTATGAACTTTGATGCCCATCTTTTCTAGACGGTCATAGTAGTTTTCCTTTGCCCACTCAAGTGCCCACAAATCAATACTTCGACGATTGTCAAAGGTATCTCCCATATCAACTACAGTTGTAATGTTATTCTGTTCCAAATATGGAAAAAAGATTTCATCATAAAACTGTTTGAAATGATTGTGAAGATACTTGGAGGATTTTCTAGCGCCAAAGTGCTGATCTGTAATAATAGCAATCTTCATCGATTAGTCTTATATGTAATATTATCCTTAATAGCATTATAGTCTGAACTATTGCCAGAAAGCAAGCTATTGTCAACTACCATAACTTCATCAAATCCAGTGCGTTCGATGATCTTGGTTTTAATTTCTAACTGCTTCTTCTCCTTCTGAATCCTACGGAGAAACGCATAATGAATAATTTGAGTAAAGTATGCAAAAGGATTCTTAGATTTTTCAGGATCAAAGTTGTGAATATACTGAATGCAGTTTTCAATACCATCAGAGATCATATCGTCCCTGAACATATAGTTAACAAAGTTTGGTTTATATGAAAGGTGTGTAGCAATCTTAAGAAAACATTCGCCAAGATAGTTAGTAATCTGTGGTTTATCATCCCAACGCTTTGCTCTTTGATCTTTTGGTTGCTCGGTGAGGTCTTTACCGAAGTTCTTCAAGTAAGACTTTTCAACCTTTGTCCTATAGACAATCAGTGCTTCAAGCAATTCTTTGTTGTTTACATAATGTTCTGATTTCTTTCTTGACATAATATCATTTTAAGTTTAAATAAACTCTTGTTATATAAACATTATAGCACATTTTCAGGACTTGACAACTTAGTGAAATATGAGTAGAATACCTTTGTTAGGTTTGAAGATCAGCTCTAGCTTTCTTTAGTATCTTTAAGTTTATAGAGATCTTCTAGAAGTTTTCTAGCATCCTCTACTGAAGAAATATATCCCATCTTACTAGTAATCTTTGCTTCTTGAGCACTTTTTATTTCTTCTTCTACTACAGAATCTTCTTCACACTCTTCAATGTAATTATTATATATCCTAATCATATTCTCATCTCTAACTTCAGACATAGTAACAATCTTGTCTAGTCTGATTACAAATAAATCTTCAGAAGGCAATGTCATCCATGGTTTGACCTTCAGTAGTGACCCTCCTGGTGTATTAATAATTCTCATAATCACTGGAGTCTGCATTAAAAGTATTTGCTCTCCTTCTGTATCATCGGGATATACGAGAGCAAAGATTTCTTCACCTGTAGTTAGTTTAATTGCGCTGTAAAAAGCATCTCCCATATTAGTTCTTTAGCGGTATGTTTACAATATCATAATTAAAATTTTCTTCGTTATAAACTTTAATTCTTTCAATTAGATGGTTAAGGGTATAGTTCCTCCTGGATTTGTAGGATATGTCGTCAGCAATGTCATAGAGAGTTGCCTTGGTCTTGTTATTGCCTTTCCTAAGCACCCTTCCAATAGATTGAAGATTCCGAATTCTAGATTTGGATGGAGAAGCAAAAATGACATTGTGGAGATTTTTGATATTAATTCCTGTACTGAACGTTCCATATGATGCAACAATAATTGCATTATTCTCTTGTTCAGTAATCTCCCTTACATTTTCTCGATCTTGAGTATCAACACCACCGTGAACAAAGAAGACGTGCCGATCTTCAACATCTTTATTTATTAAATCATACAATGGTTGTCCGTGACCTTCAACTCTCTGGAAAAGAACTAGTGTATTTCCTTTGAGATCTAAAGCAAGATTGCGGATGAACTTATTGCGTTTTTCATGATTGATAATGTATTGAACTTCTTCTTCAAAGTTTTCAAATTTATGTGGTGAGTGCTTCAGTAGAAGTACGTTGATATCCAGTTTAGCAACATGCCCCTTCTTCATCAGTTCTTCTGTTCTGATGATTTTGTATGCAGGACCAAACAGTCCTTCTAGAACCCACTTGTGTGTTTGTGTGCCATCAAGAGTTCCAGTAAATCCATAACGAAACTTTGCATCTGAAAGTTTTGACATTATAGATATTAAAGATTTTGATTTAAACTGATGTGCTTCATCTCCAACGACCACATTAAATCTTGAAAAGTATTTGCGTGGAAGTTTGTAGATAGACTGCCAGGTAGTGATGATCACTTGCGAGTCAGTTTCTCTTTCTTTACCGGCATAAATTTTGTGACAAAATGAACCTACGTCCCAACCATAGTCTGCAAAATCTTTATACATCTGCTCTACAAGGGAAGTCGTCGGAACAACTATCAGAGTATTTTGTCCTCGTTCAACGTGATATCTCACAATCGAATATATCATCAGAGACTTTCCAGAAGCAGTTGGGGATATCAACAACCTTCTATTATGCTTTAAGGCGTCGTATACGCCTTCTATCTGATAATCCCTAGGCGCATACTTACTGACGGATGTCATATAATCCTTCACACCTTCGTGTGAAATCATCTCATTTACTTCGAATGGTAATCCGTAGTAAGGATTATTTAAAAATTCATAACTATACTCATGAGACTCACAAAAATGTCTAATTTTATCTAACAGACCGACATAAACTTCCCCTGTCTGCACATTAAATAAACGAATTTTTCCATCCCAATACTTACTACGGTATTGAGGCATAAATTTTGCACCTGGAACCTCAAACGTAAACTGATCTGCCAGTTCATAATATACGTGAGGATCTGCTTTTACGTGGAGATATACTTCGTTCTTCTTACTAATAATCAAATGAGACATAATACATAAGATTCACCTATGGATATTTATGTGGATATGTCAAGACATATGTTGTGATATTTGATCTGTAGTTGAGTTTCTAGATTGAGAATTTCTTAATGCAGTTGCCTGATGTCTACGTGGTAACTTAGCAATTCTTTCTCTCTCTGATTGTCCTTGTACTGCTGCTTGCTGTTGTGCTGCCTGCATTTGTGCCTGCTTTTGAGCAGCTGCTTGCTGTTGATTTGCTATCATCTGTTGAGCATACTGCTGTCTCAGCGCCATAACCTTCTTCTGGCGGTCAGTAGGTTCTTGCTGCACAGGTGCTGCCTGCTGTTGCTGTGGTGCAGGTTTATAGTCAACTTTTACGTTACCAGGTCTTTCTTCACCTTTTGGTAATGCTTGTCTTGGTTTTGCACTTACTTGCTGCTCTGCAGGTTTTGCAGTAGCATCAGATTTTTTAGTTGTACCAGTCAGAACTGTACCTGCAGTTCCTGGCGCATTTCTACCACCAAACTTTGCATCACCTGTTGTTGAGACCTGTGAGACTTGTCTAGTGAGGTTGGGATGATTATCGTGCAAACCATCAATAACGTCCTGTCCAGAGACTTTCAGTGCCTGCTTCTCATCTTTTCCGGCAGTCTTCATATTAGCATTAATGTCAGCAAGTCTGCTGGCACGATTCATAATATCTTGTTGAATCTTTTTACGTTCTTCTTTAGATTTATCTCCATGGAATCTTTTAACATATGCTTTTGATGCTGCATTATAGGTCCCTAGGAGTTCTCCAGACTCTGCTGAAGCAAGTTGAGCACCTCCACCCTTCTTCATACTGACTCCACGCCTTTCTTTGGGATTTTGAGCGTTAAAGATTTCAAGATCAGCTTTTGGCGTTGCGTTCTTACCACCAGCACTTTTAAAAGTCCTGGATAATTTTGCATTTGGATCTGATCCACCAGTTACTCTAGCAGAGTGTCTTTTTTCAACAGCACCTCTAAACTTCTTCTGAGATGCTAAAGAGTGAACACCACGAATAGCATCATCTAATTCCTTATGATATCCGTCAAGATCAGAATCTTTCTTACCCGCCTTTACAGAAAAACCTCTCTTTGCCTTATCAAAGTGTAGCGGGTGTTTAGGATCAGTTTTTGAGTACTGAATCTCAGTGGTCATTATCTCTAATGCCTTATCATACTCCTTATCTAATATTGCTTGTCTTACTTCTTTACCATGCTTACCGTGGGAGATAAAGTGGTTCCACAACTTTCTATGCGCGTGTTCCTCACTATATTTTTCAGTTATAAAAGATCTAAACGTCTTCATCTCTAGGACAATTTATTTCTATTTATCTCACTTTAGTTTTTATTATACGTATAATCTAACATCATCCTATAGAGAGAGTCTCTCAAATACCACAAATGTTCTTGCTCTTCAACAGGTCGAGCAGGTGCTCCGGGCCAAGTTCTGATTGCCTCCTGAACACAGTGATGTAGTAAGCGGATATCATGTATAGTTACATTTACTGTGTAATCAAAATCTTCTTCGTAAGGGTTCATTAGAATCCTGCTTGGAACTTTTGCCATTCAATAGCATTTTTAATTTGAAAAGTTCTTTGAGAAATATTCCTAATTATTTCCTCCAAAAACTTTAATTCAGTATCGTAATATTTGATCTTTAAATCCATATTGTTCAATTTTTCATCTGCTTCCAAATATCTCTGGATAGCATCCTTTTCCCTAACTTTGTATGGAAATGGTTCTAGGACATATACTTCTGCAGGTGCTTTACCTGTATAGTAGTTGTGCCTTTCTAACTTCTTAATATTAAAACTTCCTCTCGCTTTCTCTCTCAAAAGAGTTATTGTATTGTAAATAGTGTAATATTTTGAGTGTAATTCTGAAATTTTTAAAGATTCATTATGTAGGTTATCAGGGTCAATGACAGCATCACGCTCCCACATCTCCTGAAGTTTTTCAAGATCGATCATAATTCTGTTCTGCCATCCGCTCCTACAATATTATAGATTGTATATTTGAAGGACGCTTGGGCAGTAAAGTACTGTATATCAGTTACTGTACTATCAAAATCCAATGATGTCAAGGAATATGGGAACACGTCTTTAAACTTGAGTATCGACTGTGTTCTGAAATTGCTGTTTAGGATGTGCAGTGCTGCATCACTATACTGATTCATCATATCTCTGGTTCCATCGTCTGTTGTTACCAGATCTTTGAAATCTTCAGTAGTTTCCGAATATCCCAATTGAGTTATCCAATTGTGAATTGCCATATAGTTTTCCATGTTTTCGTCAACAAGGAAATTCAAGGTCAGATCACCGTATGCAATCTTTTCACCAGGAACATCAAGATTCTTCAGATAGAAAGGTTCGATAACCGTTTCCATTGTAATTTCTGGAATTTTTGCTGTTGTACAAAAGAAATCTACTTTAGGAGTCTTTGCTATACTAAACTTAAATCCTGCAGGAGACAGAAAGTTTCTGTTCTGAATTTGATTTGCATATGAAGATGTCATTATTAGTCAACAATCAGATTGTACCATTCTTCGCTCATACCACTAATAATTTTATCAGCAGCATCTTTATCTTCAGCATAACCTTCTGACATTAGATGTTCAGCAACCTTTTCATAGTTCTGATGCGCTTCTTGTGTTTCTCTAGGAGTTGGTTTCATTTTCGCAAGAGTTTAATTCTATTTATCTGACAATAAAAAAGGAGGTCCGAAGACCTCCCAATCATACGCTTTGCGTAATTAGATCACATCAAGTTCTGAACCTTGACTCTCTGGTAATAGACGTTGCTATTAGAGGTCAGACCAGCGCCTGTGATTTGAGTGGTACCTTGTGAGAATGGGTTCGCAACGATGCCGTAGCGAGTCTTGAATCCAATCTTGGGTTGGAAGTTATCCTGACCAACTGCACGAACCATCTGAAGAGGAACGTATGGGCAGTAGAAGATACCTGCGTCGTAAGGTGAAGAACCTTTATAACCGACAACATAGTACTGATCATCAGTAGAGTTTGCAGAATATGGGTCGATGTAAACTCTGTACTTACCGTTAAGAATACCAGCAAAGGTGTTGCCGGTGTCATCAACGTTCAGGTTTGCATTGAGTGCAGGGGTGTAATCAAGTACACCAGCCATGGTCAGTGCGGAAGCAACGTCTGCGGAACACAGAATCATGTTGCCTTTTCCTCTACGAGTTCTTTGGGCGATGCGGTTTGCATCTCTCTCGATTTGGAAGATAAGACCCTTGAACTTCTCAACAGACCAACGACCGTTGCTGTCAACGTCAAGGTCAAATGCACCTGCGGTAGCGGTGTTAACTTGTGCACCAGACTCAGCAACCTTGTAGATGGTTCTGATAACTTCGCGGTTGATTTCAGCAAGAATCTCAGTAGAGAGAATGTTTGCCAATTCCGCTTCAGCGTTCAGACCGTGGATTGCCTTGAGGTCTTGTGCCAGTTCGAGTGAATACTCGGCTTTCAGCGCTCTGGACTTCGCGGTTACGGTGACCTTCTCAATCGAGAATGCCATCTCGTTGAAGTGATTACCAGCAGCGTCTCCTAGTGCTTCAGCGTCGTCTGTACGCATACCCTGTCCAACAGGATATGTGGTAGCAGATTGTGAACCTTCAGGGTTCAGTGCTGCAGGGTTGTTTGCACCCGAGAGTCCAGTACCACCAGTAGTACCGAAACCAACCGAACCGCCGGTGAAACCGTTGGTGAGGTTGCCGCTATCGTTCTGTGATGCGAAGGAAGTATCTGCTTCGTTGAACAGTCCTTCTGCGCCACTCTGATTAGCGTACTTGGAGCGCATTGCAAAGATCAGTCCAGTAGGACCGTTCATTGGTTGAACGCCTGCGAGGTCATATGCGACCAGGTTAGGCATTGAGCGTCTGATCAAGGAGATCAGAACAGGGTCGAAACCAGCAACGGTTTGACCACCAGAGGAAGTATATCCTCCGTTACCAACTGAGTTGGTAGGTGATGCTTCAGAGAGGAATTCCTTCTCTTCGCGAAGTGCTTTTTCTTGGTTCTCCAGAAGAACTGCGGTAACCATTCTACGGTGGGAATCCTTAATAGGATTCATTCCATCATAGTCGAGTAGAGGTGCCCACTTCTCCTGCAGGTACTCTTGATTGTACATCTGCATTTGTTTTTTACCTTGTTATAAAAAGTTAGTTTGATTTATGATATTAAAATCAATTTTTAGAGACTCTTCTCAGAGTATTCATATAGGATTCCATAAGTGGTGATACAGATGTCTGCTCAACCGCTTCTGTTCCTTCAGAGATTGTTTCTGTATGGTCTCTTTGAGTATTGTGCTCTGGAAAGTAAGACTTTCTCAAAGTTACAATTTTCTCGCGATAGTCTGCTTCACTTTCAAACCCAACATTTTCAGCAAGAGAAGCGAGTTTGTCCTTTTGTGAAAGTGCAAGACCTTCAGTTACTTCTGCGAAAATAACGTCAGAAGAGGATTCTGCTAACCTACTATTGAGAGCAACATTGCGATCAATTTGCTCGTTGAGTTTAGACTCCATTTCATCTAGTTTATCTACCATACCCTCGATTACATCATATTTTTCTTCAGGGATAGTTACATAATGATCTTCAAAAAGACTTCTCATTCCAGTCAGGAATGATTCGGTCATTTCAGTCTTGAGTCCGTGCTCAACTGCGAGTTGGTTCTCTTGGATCCACTCATCAGCAACGTACTCAAGGAAAGCATCGACTCTTTCGGTCAACCCTTCTCTGATAGACTGAATTTCTTCTACGAGTGATTGTTCGTATGAATTGGCAAGTTCTTCTTTGATCTCGCCAAGTTTTGCCTTGATAGCAGATTCGAAGATGGTCTTCGCTTTTTCCTGGAACTCTTCGGAAAGTTCTTCGCCCTCTAAGAGAGCGGCAACGTCTTCCTCAACTGAGAATTCAACGGTTTCTTCTTCGGCAACTACTTCTTCAGCAGTTTCCTCTTCAGATTCAGCGACGATTTCTGTCTCCTCTTCTGTCTCTTCTTCGCTGACAATCTCTTGACCGTCTTCGATTTCGTCAGATACTGCTTCTGCTTTCGCAGCTTTAGCATTGACGACATCTCTGACTTGTTTCAGAGTTGCAGCGGGTTCTTTGAGTTTTGCGCTATCGTCATCGGGACGATAGTTATCAGGAGAGGGACCGCCGAGATCTTCAACTGGTATACCAGAAGAAAGCATTGGCTCAGCTTTAGCAGCTCCTTTGGTTACTACGTTTTCCATTTCTTGTAAATTGCTACCAACGGACATTTGATTATTAGATTTAGTATTAATCTATATGTATTTATAATTTAAAGATTTGAGAGGAAATCGCTCCACAATTGGAGTTTGTTCTCCTCAAGCGATTTTTGACTAACAAGAGTGTTAATTCTCTTCTTGGTTTGAGTAGCGAGTTGTTCGCGAAGGATTCCTCCTTCCCACACCCACTCTCTTCCTTCCATAATTCCATTAACAAAAGCATCTGGAGCGGAAGGGTCGGCAACGATGTCAGCAGCAGTTGCTAACTGAAAATCTTCGCCAACAATCTTACATCCTTCACTGGTAGTTTGGAGTGAACCAACACCACGAGAAGAAACGCCAAGTTTTACACCTTCACCTAAAAGTGATTGTGCAATTTTACCCATCGGGGTAGAAAGTATTTGTGCTTTACCGATAAAATTATTACCGTCTTGCTTAAGTTCAGTAATCTTGTGAGAAACTCTATCCAGATTCACAGTGGGACCATCAGGATGTCCAAGTTCTCCAAGAGCACGTCCCTTTTGGACGAATGCGTCATTGTAACGACCAACTTCCCTCGCGAGAGTTTGAATGGGGTACATTCTCCCATTGCGGTTTTTCATTTCACCTTGAAGAAATACACCTTCAATGTATAACTTCTTATTATCACCTCTGCCTTCAGTGATGATTTCTACTTGTGAAATTTCTTCTGTGATAAGTTTCATTAGTTTATGCGGTAAATCCTACTTTTGCACCCAATACACCAGCATTTGCGGCAAACAGACACTGGGTGGGATTTTTTTCAAGATATTCTACAGTTCCTGTTGGCATTGTAAAAGATCCAACTACAGTTCCACTTTGAGTTTCTACCACGGTGACAAGATGATTACCACTATGCGTATTAACTAAACGAACAACAGTTGCTCCAGAAAAACTAGTTGCAGCTCCAGTTGTTGTTGGACAGGCTGCCTCGGCACCTTTACATAAAGTTCTTGCCATTATTCTTGATCCTCGTATTGTTCTTGATCAGGTTCAACTTCAAGTTCTGCACCTTCAATACCATCTCCATCTACTTCATCACCAAATAATGCTGATGATACTTCAGGTCTACCCATCTCCACTCTTTGAGCAGCTTTTGCGAAAAGTTGACTCTTAATGGTATCAGCAATTTCCGAAGCAGGTGCATCAGTTGCAATCAAATCGATAATATTTTCCATAAAAAAGATTGTTATTATATAATCTATTTATATCTCTGCTGATTTGGTGTCTTTTTGAAAGTCTGCGTCAGTTAATTTCGATGCTGCGTTATCTGGATTTTCATCGACAGGAATATCGCCCATTCCCATCACATCAGCACCCATTCCTTCCATACCATTTCCTTCACCAGGCATTTCTTCACCTTCTTGTGGCAAAGGTTCTCCGGTGATTGGATCCATACCATTTGGATCTGGAATGATACCCTTTTCAATTTCATCATCAATCTGTCCATCAATCTCGATGATTTCAGAATCACTTTGACGCAAGACTCTCTTACGAACATACTCAGTCGAATAGAACTTACCAATGTATGGTTCAATTTGTGCAAGATTACCAAGACGACTTTGCAACATCTCAGATTCTTTCAGTTCAGCAAACTGATTATCATACAAGAAGTCATACTGAATATGATCCTTCATTGTTTCCCAATCTTCGGGAGTGACAATATTTTTAAGAACCAATTGCGTTCTCATAATGTCATTGAACATTTGAGCAAAACGCTTTCTCAAACGACCAACAAACTTAGCAAACTTAAGTTCATCACGAAGAATCTCTGAAGAACGACCTAAGTTGAAACCACCATCAGCAGCGATTCTGGATTCGGGAACATTTAGAGATCTATAGAGTTTTTTCTGGAAATACTCTATATCTGAGAGTTCACCAAGGTTTTGACCACCCGGCAAAGTTGTAATCTCAGTACCACGACCTCCTTCACGACGAGGCAACCAGAAGTCCTCCATCATTGACATGGACTTACGATCATCACGGACTTCGCCGGTATTTGCATCATATGTAAGTTTATTTCTATAGCGAGACATAACCTGTTGCAGGTATTGCTCTGCTTTTACTTTGGGAAGATTCCCAACATCAATATAAAAGATTCTACGTTCTGGTGCTCTTGAAAGTCTGTAGATAACCAGGGAGTCTTCAATCATTCTAAGTTGATTGAGTGCCTTGATTGCTTTATGAAGATATGAAAGAACAGTTCCTTTATTTCTATCTACAAGTCCTGAACTACAATATACGATTGAATCTTTTGCAATTTTGACTGACTCCGACTTTTTGGCACCGGAACCAAACATTTGATTTGGATAGTTTGGTTTTGGTGTATAAACAAAGAACTCTTCAATCTCTGGTTCAAATACTGCTGTGCCATCTGATTGTTTGTTGGGTCCAATACCATTTTGACGCAGTGCTTGTCCTCTGGCATCAATCTTCTTCTCTTGGCGGACATATTTGATCTTCATTGGATCAATATATCTCAAATCTTGAATTCCTGCAGTGGGATTTTTAGTATCAATTACTTTTAAGTAGAAGACTCTTCCGTCTACATACCAGTTTCTAAACATTTCATGAGATTTTCTATCAAAATCTAAAATCTCTTTAATGTATGTGAATTCTTCGCGAATTATTTTCTTTAATCTATCGCTTGCATTAAGATTTGATAATTCAATCTCTACTGGAGAATCGTAAAGATCACTAACTATTGCTTCGTTTACAACATCTTCAATGGCAGAATCTGCTTCAGGATGCAGCGCCATTTCGCGATATCTTTTAATTAAATCGTGTTCGGTTCTGTAAACACCTTCAATATCAAGGTAATGACCATAAAAACCACTGCTAATATAATTGTCAACCCCGTCCTGATTAGTTTCAGGAACGGGGGAAACAACTGATGGTGGTTTGGATTGGTTATTTTCAATTGAAAAACCAAAGAGTCTTGCCATCGTATAAATTTGACTATTCGTTACTAACTATTTAGTTGATGTTTTCGCCGCCAGCATTAGGACCTTGACCCTTGACTGCTTCCCACCACTGAACTTGAAGTTCAACAGTGAATTCTTGAATGCCTTGAGAGTCATAAGAAAGTTCAATAGGAGCAACTTGAGTTGGGAAAACATCATAGAAATGATACTTTCTCAAGGTGTCGCCACTACGATCTAACTGATAAACGTAAGCATCTGCCTGATAATCTGCTGGATTAGTTGTTCCAGTGTTATCGGATACACGGTTAATGGTATTCATCCACTTTTCAAAAGCAGAACGAATAGCAAAGTCAGTATCGTTGATAACTGTGATTGACCAAGTGTCAATGGTACGATCGCCAGCAATCTTGAGAAGTCTTCCTCTGAAAGGAACTTCGATTGGAGCAATGTTTGACGCTGGTAGGTTTGCTGCCTTAACAAGGAATCTTGCCTTGTTAAGGATGTCATTCAAACCTTCTACACTAACTGCACTGGGAAATGCCAGTTCGACTTCGAATAGATTAGAGCGAGCACCACCACCGGACAGCTTGCTCTTGAAGTCCGTAATCTTTCTTAGTGGTGGTGGATTGAGTTGATTTCTAGTTGCCATTTTAGGTTATAACCTCTAAGATTTTGGATTGATCAAACGTTGCCGATGACTTCTTCAAACGAGACGCCAGTTCTGGTGGCAACAAAGGTAAGACCGATGAAGTTGATAGAACGTGCTGGTTTGATAAAGATGTCAGCGACGAATTCATTACTATCGATAATTGCAGCAGTGTTATTTGTTTCATCACAAATAACAACATAATCAAAGATTCCTCTCTTGGATTGGACATCGCGAAGGAATGGTTCAACAATATTCACGAAGTTAGTTCTCGTGATTTCATCATTAAATTCAAAGAGTTGATCTTTCGCCGCAGCAGCGATAGCATCTTCTAAGAAGATAAACAAACGACGAACATTAATTCTGTCAAATGCAGATGCCTTGGCAAATCCAGTCTTGTCACCGAAGAGGATAATTCCATCGCCAGGTGAGAAGATTACAGGGTTGACTCTATTTGAATAGAGTTGATCTCTTTGAACTTTAGATGGGTTATATGCAACTTTGACTGCATTGAGGATAGTTCCTCTAGAAGTTCCTGCTGGAGAGAACCAAGGGAACTGGTTTATATCGTTTCTTGCACAGGTTCCTGCAATGTCTCCATTCAAAGGAATATATCTGAAGGTGTCGTTGAAACGATCGTACATATACTTATAACCACTATCAAAGACAGCGTAAGTAGATGACGTGAGAGGAGCAAAGAATTCAAGAACATTGTCTGTAATTGATGAATCATCATAAACTGTAACGGATCCTACAGTTCCATCGGAAAGGAATGCTCCTCTGTTTGGTGAGATGAATGCGATAGCATCTTTTCTCAATTCTGCAACTTGAATCAGTTTATTAGCAATTGCTTGAGCAGTTGGTCGATCGTAGTTTGCTGATCCCATTAACAGGAAGTCAACTTCATATTTCTCTGTATTTTCAAACAGAGCATAACCTGCAGAAATCTTTCCAAGAGTTGAAGTTAATGCATCTGTTGCATTGATATCGGTGCCATCATCATAGTTCTTACCACCACCTAACTGATAAGTGTTTGAACCAGATGCACCAAAGAAGATTCCCTCTGCGTTTTGATCCCAACCATTATCACTAGCGAGAGTGTATGTGGTTGAAGCGCTGTATCCTGTTGATGTAATGCCTGCAGGTTGAGATCCACCAAATACATATTCGGAAGTATTATAGAGATACTTTCTCCAATATGCGGTGCTTCCTACAGAATATTCAGCATCCTTTGCTTTGGAAAGACTAATATGCTTCTCAAGAATGCTTCCTGCGTTTCCTGTAATTTCACCCTTACCGTCGATGACGATAACGTGAATTTCATCAAATCTTCCGTTTCTTTCTGCTGCATACTCGGATGTTCCAGGTCTATCAACAATTGTGCTCCAATTGGTGGTAGATCCAGCACCAGTAAGCGTAAGAGTTTGATCGTTAAACCAATCTCTGACTGCAGTAACTGCTGTAGATCCATAAGAAGTAGCACTTCCTGAAGTATGAATAGCTACTGTTCCACTTCCAGAGAACTTGTAGATACCGCTTGCTTGGTAATCAACTTCGGTAACCGTTCCTGCAGCAGATACGTGCTCAAGAACTTTAACGCTTACTTCTCCATCACCAATGTTGGTGATGATTCCTTTCAGATCACCATCCAGAGTTTCTAGAGTACCATCTGTTTTTGCAAGTGTAGATGTGATTGACTGACGAACTCCGTGACCAACTAATGGTGCTGCGGCAGTTACACTTTCAGAACCAAAGTCAAATAGGAATGTATTTTCTGTGGTGTTGGTAAGTGTATTTGAAAGTGTTAAAACACTTGCTTCGATTGAGGTAACAGTTGTTGCAGCAGGAACAACTGTTGATCTTACAACATCACCTACACTGATTGAAGCAGTAGAGATTCCGATGGTTGTTCCTGAACCAACAGATGTTCCAACTCTATCTGCAATTGCTTCTGTAAATTCAGAAACTGCGCTAGTGCTCATCGTGACGATTTGGTCAGCATAAGAGTCAATCGTTGCGACTCTGATACCGTTTGCCCAAGAACCTGGATTTCTTGAGGCGAAAGTTACATCCGCAATGGTATTGTTATCATAACCAAGTTGCTCGTAATGATCATCTGCCTTGATCTTAACGCTTGATGCTGCTCCAACAAAAGAGTTAGTCAGTTGATCATCATCTGCTCTTACAACTTGTAGAGTTCCTCCATATGCTAAGTATGAGGATGCTACCATCCAAGATTCATACTGCTTTCCTGTCTCATATGGTCCACCAAAGATTTTAAGAAGATCTGCCTCACTCGTAGTGAGAAACGGCGAATCAACTGGTCCTTGGGCAAAAGGTGCAACTATTGCACCGATAGAAGCTGATGTTGCATCAACTCTTCCAATCGTAAGATCTACTTCTCTTACTACAATTCCAGGAGATGCTAAATTTAGTGGCATCTTTATGTTCTCCTCTTTCCAGAATATTTCTAAAACTATTTAGAATAAGGGGCATTTTCAATGGGAAAACAGTGCGTAAACATCACCAATCTGGGTACTCTTCACGTATTATTATAATCTTTTTTCTATTTCTTATGACTCTATTTTTCATACAGTCTTTACATTCATAAGAATATGATGATGGTAGAGATCCCTTATTTTTTCTAGTTCGATAATAATCTTCCAATAGGTTCTTGACTTCTCCACAGGTCTTACATCTTCTATCAAGAAATAAAAGATGTTCTAAATCAACCTGCTCATCAAGATCCATTACTGATAATCCCACATATAAGAACGGTCTCCATATTCATCAATATGCCATGTATCACCAGAATTATCTACAAATGAAGTTTCACCTAGACCATCATCCAAAAATCCAAATGGTGCCATATCTTGATCAATTTGATTTTTTTGTTCTTCGTAGATTCTTTTTCGGACATCATTGTCCGTCATCTCTTTAAAATATTCTTGTGCTACTAACCAAGCAAAAATGACAAGACACATTGCAAGGTCATCATTACATCCCTCTTCTGCTTCAAAGGAATTGTGCTTTTGTGCAAAGGTGGTCAATTCGGAAATAATTTCATAATCTAATGTAAGTAACTTATAATCTTCAACCATCATCTTAAGGTTTGAACAACCAAGTTTCTTAACTTGTGCAGTTGTTCTTACGCCCATCTGCGATTTCTTACCAGAAAAACCATGACCAACAACTTGACCAGCACGACCTCTCATTGCTGCCATCAACATATTGTCGTATTCCAAATCATAATGGAGAATGTTTGCTACCTGCTCTCCAATATCATTGACTTCTACCAATACCCAAGCGTTATCATACCCTTTCGCGGTTTGTTGTATAATATTTGGGAATAACATTGGTTTTACCTCATTATTCCTATATTTTGCAACTACTTTGTATGGAAATTCTGTAATATCAAATACGATAAATGCGGAATAATCTTTACCCAACCCACGAGCAACATCGACAGTAAGAAGGTAGTTATGTTCCGGTTTATATTCTTCGTATATATCTAACCCAGCATTCTTTTTGATAGGATCTTCATAGATAAGATTTTTAAGAATCGCAGGATTGATTAGTGTATTGACTGATCCAAGGAACTCACACTCAAACTCAACTTTAAACTGCTGCTCAGAAGTATTGGCAATAGTCTGTTCCTTCCAAACATCATCTCTACCGGGGACTTCAGACCAATGAACGTCGGTTGGTATGTATTCATTTTTACCTTTTTCTGCATCGTGCCACATACGGTAGAAGTGATTCATACCATGTGGCGTGGATACAATAATTACTTTGGTGTTTTTGCCAGAAGTAATAGTAGGATAAACAGATGCAAAGAACGAGTCTGCAACATGGTTTGGAACGAACGCAAACTCGTCGAGGAAGAGGATGTTAAACGACATGCCTCGGACAGCACTTGCAGACGTAGAAGATGCCAGTATCTTACTCCCATTCTCTAACTCCATCGATCCTTTATTCCAGGATAGTATACCCTGCTGCATCCATTTAGGCAAGTTCTCATATGCAGTTTGCAGTCTGCTTAATAATTCTCTAGCTGTTGCTGCTTTGTTAGCAAGAATGCCAATATTTACACTATCGTTAAAAACTGCATAATGAAGTAAATATGATACCACAGTCGTAGATTTGCCAGTCTGACGTGGCATCTTACAGATGTTGAATCTGTTGTTATGAAAATTATGAATTAATTTTTCTTGAAAATCATATGGATGAAACTGTGTTAGACCCTCATCAAGTGAAATAATTTTAATGTAGTTATTAGCAAAATATGCAGGATCTTCTTTACATTTGAGGAACTCAATGATTTGATCCTCTGTAAATTCAATCTCCGTATTTGCTTTTTTTAAATTCGGATTACCAAGATATACTTCACTCATAAACTAATCAACAATTCCAAGCTCTCAATGATTTATTTATTCTTGAGTTTGGATCGTTAGCAGTTTTGGAAGAAGTTAGTTTCTTTTTCATTCCCTTCATTCTTGCACAGAATGATGATCTACGCTTATTACCAACTTCTTTCGAAGGTCTCTTGAGATCAGATCCAGGGTTCTCACGCTCATAGGACTTTCTGCCCTTTTCGTTTAATCCACCCTCTGGATCCTTACCGGACTTTTTTGTCCAGTCTTCTCCAAGAACATCTTGATTGGTGATCAAGTTTGTAGTTTCATAATCAGTTGGAATATAATTATCTCTCCAGTTAGAGAAACCTTCTTTCTTCACACAGTTGTTATAGGTCTTACCAAACATTTTTTTGGTGCCTTTCTTTTCATATCCAGGCCAGCACTTCTTTGCTTCTTCAATAGCATCAGCAACAGCAGAAACTTTTTTAGATTGCTGTGAATGCAGTTTAGATGCACCTTTCAATTGTGATGAAATTTCTTTCAATTTATCTTTCTTTGATTCGCCAAGTTCAAACTCTTCTTTCTTGGTTTTGTTCCCCCAGTTTTTAGCGCCAACCTTACGACACTTGACTAAAGCACCAGAAGCATAAGCAGAAGGCCATACATCATAACGAGACTTGACCTTATTATAACAAGCATCTTTCTTACCCTCATCAACTAGTTCACCTTCTGGTTCAAATGATTGATTCAACATTTTATTATATTTCATATTTCTATCACCCAATGCAGCACCAACTCTGTTGACTACACCACCACCCTTAGATCCAGGTAAAACTTCTTTTTTAACTTGTTTTTTGGCGAGAGGATTCTTGATATCTAGATTGGGATGTCCAATATATCCATCACCGGGTTTACCAGCTAAAAACTCATCAAGTTGTTCTAAGTCTTTTCTCCAGTTTGAATAAGATTCTTGAGTCACGATTTTTGCCTTCCCTTTTCTAGTTGGATTTGGATCTTCTGCTCTCTTTTTAGAAGCACGTTTGTTTCTTTCATCTTTACTCATTGATGCACGGTCATCTGCATCACGACAATATGGTTTTGTTTTCTGTCCTGGTTGTTTTGCACAAGGTTTCCCATCATACTTACCACCAGTCTGTTTCCATCCACCACCCTTAAACCAATCACGAAGAGAATATCCTTTATCCTTAGAAGACTTGCCGTCACTTTCCACAATACTTTTCATATATTTGCTACTCAAACCTTCGCTTACTCCTCCTCCATTACCACCGTTGGATCCAGAAGAGCCACTCCCATTACCATTACCACCATTGCCATTACCATTGCCATTAGAAACAT